TGGAGAGACTATGATTTTTACATCTACTGCTCAAGTACATTTAGAAGACATTACTAACTTGGTAGCACCACAACCTAGCTATTTTAAACGTTTATACTGGAATATGTGTAAGCAATATTATAGTACGAAGTTGTGGCTTACTGGGTCAGATACTAGTGTTTTTGAGATGTTACTTCTCGGTGATAGAGATGGTGCTTATGATAAGTGCCTCGCTATTGTTAGAGAAACTAGATGTGAATTGAATAACATGATTAACAAGGAAGCAGAAGTTATTAAAAACGTCTTTGGAAATTACTGGCCACTCTTTAAAGCTTGTGCGGGTGCCGCGATTGGTGCGTTTTCACTTTATTTTATTTTAAAGAAGAAAAGCACACCAGTCACGGCTTTCGTTGCAAGCAATAAAGAGCTTATGGAAACAATGAAGAAAGCGAACGAATGTTTAGATAATGAATGTAAGCATTGTAAAAAATGCTTGCATAAAAATGTAGATTTGTGCGTAAAATGGTATACAAAATGCCATTGCTACGCGCTACAAATGGAATCTGCTCAAATTAATCTTAAATACTACGCCGCTGCTGCTATGTACCAGGAACCGGAAATGAAAAAGGAACGCGATCGGTGCGTAGAATTGTTATCAATAATCGATCAATTGTGCAGTTGTGACTGTGCAAATTGTGACGCTTGTTGTGACGATTCTCTCGCTGAAAAGTTCGAAAATGTTATCAAAGTTTACGAGATGCCATGTGTTTGTGTGTGTGCTCGTCTATCACAAGGATTTGATATGATTGAGTTACTAGCACTAATAAAACATTGTGGCACCTTGGAACCTACTCCAATTTTGAACCCGTACTTACGTAAACTTAGCGTTAAACTATCCGCAGACGTAAGAGATTTCGAAAGAACAGCAGATTACGAACAACTGCTGAATACTCTTCAATCTCAGGAATACGAAGGTGACGTTAAACCGCAAACAATACGTAAAGTAGCGATACGTTACCAATCTCATGATGACGATACCAACATGAGATTGCGTAAAGTGTTGCCTCGCGTTAAATACCAAATTGACACTACTACAGATAATACCCGTAGCGTGAGCTCCGCGAAAGAGAGCACCCATATCGACAAAGTGACTAATAATATTATGATCGACGAACAACGAGCCATGCCAGAGATGGATAAGTCCGTTGAAACTATAGTTAACCATGTTGTATATCCCAATACAGTATATATGACAGCCAACAAGAATGACGGCAAAGAAGCCAACATTGGACACATAATTTTTGTGTGCGGCCAAGTTGCCCTAATGCCCTATCATTATAAAGTTGCTATAGAGGAACGAAATTATTCAACCGTGAATTTATATTCACGTCAACTAATTGGTTCAAAAATACCCGTTTCTGTGTTTGATACATTCGTGCGCATCCAAGGAAAAGATGCCATGCTTGTAGCATTCCCAGTCACGGTTAATAGTTTCAAAAATATAGTTAATCACTTTGTGGATATTCAAAATTACCCCCTAGTTCCGTCATGTCCTGGCATACTTGCTAAGTACTATTTTGCTAACTCTGAAACAGAGAAGTCTAGAGTTTGTATTAGTGCTATAGGTGTGTCAGAACGTGATGAAGTGGATGTTATGTCTGTCCCCGGATGTATGGAAGTGGTACGCAATAGAGATTTCTACACATACACTGCGCCGACCCGCGCTGGTGATTGTGGTGCAGCTCTTTGTGTTGCCAACACGTGTATACAGGGAAAGATAGTCGGAATACATGTATCCGGCGTAGAAGGGTTATGTAAAGGCAATTCTTCCGCGATAACCAAGCAAATGATAGAAGAATCATTGAAGAAAATGCCGAGCATAGCTCAATACGCGTACCCATCTTCTGAATTAACCGTCGAAATGGATGTTTTAGAGGAAAGTGGTGCATTTGTATTACACAAATATTTGCCAGGAGTTTCTATAGGCACAACTATGCAGACCGCTATTAAACGGTCTCCGATTCATGG